TTTCCTTCTTCAGGGTTGGATGCACTACCTTCTCCAAATGTTACCGGATGAAACTTACATAAATCCAAATAATCTAAAATTAAAAGGTTGAACCCCAATCTCGTGTCTATGTTCGGCAAATTCTTCAGTGGACATTGGAACTTCTTCTTCATTTTCACTCATCAAGATAATTTTTGTTGGCATGTAACAAATGTTATCATCCCAATCAAACGCATAATATTTTAAATCAGGTCTACCTTCTTCTGTAATCCCTTCTTTTAAATATTTTTTATTTTTTAAATAATCGTAAACAAATTTTGTGTATTTCATTTTTTGTTAATTATAGTTAATAGTTTTTCTAGCTGAGACTCTGTTAAAACAATATTTTGTTTTTTTGTTGAATAAGTTTTGGGTTCTTCTTTTACTAACCCTACACCTTCTTTAATAATTTTCTTTTCAATTTTCATAACTATTTTTCTTATAAATATACAAATGGGGAATATTTCTACTCCCCATTTATTTTATTTTTTGTTTTTATTATACATCATCAAAAGATGCTCCTGTAGGTGTGATAACAAACTCAATATCAATATATTCTAACGCTCTTGTAGGTTTTAAGAATATTTTACCAGTTAATGTATTTGAATCTAAATCTTCAGGTGTGTTAGAAACTGTCACACGGAAATCAATCAAACCACGATCCCTTCTAATTGAATCCAAGATAGGGTTTACTGAATCCAAGAAATCTTGTCTAACTTTATCGTCATTTTGTTCAAACAATAGTCTTACTGCTACTGCCGAAATTAATTTCCTTGCTTGTAACAATAATCTTCTAACATTAATTCTATCAAGTGCTGATTCTCTAACCTGTAATGTTTTGTTACCCCAGATAACTGTACCCACATCAGAAAAAGTAGCAATTGGGTTTAGTCTTCCTTTATAAAGAGTATCCCTATCTTCTTGAGTTAACTTTTTACGTGCTCTAATTGCACTTACTAAACCTCTTGTGTAACCCGCAGATGCGAACCAAGGGAATGCAATATTATCAGTTAACGCCAAGTTTTTGGTCACTTCAGCAGTTGCTGGTAAATATATCTGTGTATTGTTAACAGAATCTCTCGTCAATACCCAAGGGTAATAAGTTGCGGTGTAGTTAGAATCAATACCTGTATTATCTAAATTATCAACCGCCTCTTGAGGATAAATTAACCCTTCTTCAATATCATTATAAGAAGGTAAGAACATATTAAAATCAGGTGTAGTACAAATATAAATCGAATCCGCTCTATCTGTTTCAATCATATCAATAGCATCTTCAACAAGATTTGAGTTATTAACATAATCAATACCTGGTGTTGCAAAAACATTAATGTTTACCGATTCAGGATTTGCGAATGTTGATTGACCCCATTTGTATGCGTAATAATCAGTATTTGCCCAAGTCTCTTGGTTAGGTCCTGAAATTTGTTTAAATGCTCCCCATCCAGTTGCGGTTGGATACGTTACCGATGAAGCTGCTCCTTTTTTGAAACCTGCTTGACCTAAAGCGTAAGTGTCACCATTTGTTCTTGATTCTCTATAGATATCCCAACCATCAAATCCACCATATGCGTAAACAGTAAATTTACGAGTATTTAATCTGTAATATGGGTTATCAGTATCTTCAGGTTCCGTTCTAAAGTTTCCAACACCAACTTCAAATGCTTGTGTTGTTGCAGAATTTACAACCATTGTTACAATTGTCGCCCCACTATCCATATGGAAACCTTTTGTTTTATAACCCCATTGTGATCCTGTAGTATCAGTTGCCAAATTAGCAGGTAATTGTTTACCTTTATATTCAAAAAAGTCATAATCAATTCCTGTGATGTTTGAAATACCCAAATAAGCTCTTCTTGGATTTTCACCATTAGAAATTACCGGATTATCACCACCTGAAGATGAACCAAAAGGAGGGTTATAAACAACTTCACCTGGTTGTAAATATTTTGTTTTATATACTACAAATGGAGGAGTTGCCGTTAAATACTCTCTTGAAACATACCCTTCAAAACCACAAGGTAATGCATCTGTCGGAGCTTCATCACTCATTTCTAACATAACATATTTGGACTTAACTTGGTATTCACCATTAGAAGTACCGATTTTGTTAGCCACATAATTATTTTGATTAGGATCCATTGAACAATTAGTAAAGCTTTCAACCACTTTAACATTTTGGTCATTATCATAGAAATCTCTAATGAACACATCAAATGTTCCATTAGCAAATGATATATTACCTATTGACATTTTAACTAATCGGTTAGCAGCATTACCGTCAGAAATTAATTTAAACTTAAATAATTTGTAAACTTTGTTACCTCTTAATTCTGAAACCATAAAAGGTGTTTCAGGTGTTTGGTATTGTTCTAAATAGAATGCAGTGGTATCATTGTAATCTACACTAGTTTCATCTCTAAGACCAGGTATACTTACTAAATCACAATATAATCCTCTTATTTTACCATTTCTATATCCGTTTTGTAATAAACTTGAGTAAACTTCCTCAACAAATAATGGTACTTCTGTTCTGTCTTTACCAAAGTTACTTCTACCAAATACTTTAGAAATGTATTGAGGATCTGTAGATGAAAGTGATGTTTCAAATGTAAAGTTATCACCATCATTTGTAATACCTGAAATTACAAATGTTTCATAAGGATTTTTGATAACCCCTGAATAATTTCCAGAACAATCCATAACCACATTTGATGTACCGGATACTTCAAATCTTGGCCCACTTTGTGTAGTTGAATAATTTGTGATACCTCTTGATCTTAAAGTTGCAACTACTAAATCATCATATTCAGTATATGGGGAACCAGAATAATTAGTTACATAAACAGCCATAGCCCCTGAATAAACAGATGCGGTAATTGCTGATATTGAAGCTAAAGATGAACCAAAACCGTAACCAACATACCCATTAACATCATTATTACCTTGATAATAATCAAAAGATGAATAATACCAAGGATCATTAGTTGATGAAGTAAAATCAGTTAATGCTTGATTAATGTTACCTACACCAAATGTTTCTGTATATGCGGTTGTGTTGTAAGGTGACCCAGTAACTAAATTGATTGTTGATGAACTAACTGAACCCCAAAAATAAGAAGTTTTACCTGATAGTGCAGAACCAACAGAAAACAAATTAATCTGACTTGATATATAAAGTTTAAAATCATCAGATAATGTTGAAGTACCTCCATTATAAGTGGTGTAAGAAGTAGTAAAATTACTATTAATGTTTGTCGGTAACGTTGAAGTATTAGTGATAGTTACGCTTGAGCTATTTCCAGTTGTACCTGTAAAGTACACATAACTAACACTACTTGGTGCACCTGTCACTGAAATAGTACTTGAGTCAACATTTCCTGCGGTTACAATTGACCAAGATGGTCCAGCATCATAACCTGATAAACCAAGTACTCTTGTAACGAATAATTGATTAGATTGTTGTAAATATGATTTAGCAATATAAGCCAATTCGTATTTAGGGATTTGAGTATTAACAAATTTTTCAGGACTTGTTCCGCCAAAATAAACTTGGAACTCGTCAAAATTTGTAATAAAAATCGGTTCAAACGCTGGGCCTTGTAATGTTTCACCAGCTAAACCTAAAGTAGTCACACCAACACTTTGTGCGACGAAAGTTAAGTCTCTTTCCGAAGTGTAAACACCGGGAGAAACGAATACTTTTGTTGTAGATGCCATTTTTATTGTTTAATTAAAGATTTATTTTCTATATAAATACAACAAAAAAACGCAAAAAACTGTACTAAAAAATATTACAACAGGGGTTGTATGAAAAAATTCTTACTTTTTTCTACCTTATAAAATATTTATATTTATGAAAAAAATTAAAAATATAAAGATTTCAGAGGAATCGCACGATATACTAAAAAAGTATTGTGAGGAGAATGGATTTAAACTTTATAAATTTTTAGAAAATTTAATTTTAAAAAATTGTACAAAAGAAAAAGATATCTATGGTGAATGATTAAATTAAAAACACTGTTGTTTTTATAATTGAATCTTGACTAACGTCATCTTTAAATACTATAACTTTTAATGTGTCTCCATTATTAATTTGAATATTAGAAACATTATCGCCTATATAGTTGTTGTTAATAAAAACAGAATAGGACGAAGAACAACTGCTTTTTGTATTTATTGTTCCACCAGAAGGGATATCAAAATATGGTAATGTGGAACCTTTAACACAAACCGATCCCTGACTTCCCGCTGTGGTGAAACCCGTAATAGTTACACCTGAACAATTTACATAAGTTAAAGTATTATTAGTTGATGATGTATATTCTATATTATAACAGTTAGTTACGTTTGTTACATTATTAATTACGATGTCAGCGTCATATCTAAAAACCTCATTTAATTGTGTATTTCCTGAAACAAATAATAAATCTAAGTCAAAATTATCGGGTCTTGGTGGTTCTATTTTTACTCTTTTAGACTTTTTAGATGTATCAAATTCAAATAATGAAACTTGTCTTGTAATTGCCGGTGAAACTTGGAATTCTTTATCATCAATTATAAATCCATTTAAAGTAAATTCATAATTCATTATATAATATTTTCTTTTTTCAATTTCTTTTGCTGATTCATCCGTAGGGTCGGCAGTAATTAATGGCATGTAATGACCATTAATTTGCGTATACGCTTGTTTTGATGTGAATTTTTGTAATATTATTTTATTAAACTCATTAATTTCACGCATCCTATTACAAAATATTTTAACGTTGTAGATAACATCAACAGGTATTGGTTGTGGAACTTTATATACATCGGCACCTTTTCTTTGGCCGTCCCAATTAGGTACGGTATAATAAGTAAATCTTAATCTTTCAGGTATATTTTGAAAAACATTACTACCACCTAACTTTCCGTATTTAACTTCAGGTTTTCTAACGGTTATAATAAAAGGTAATGAAACATTTTTATCTAAATCTTGAAACTCCCAAGTTTCGGTAAATTGAGACCAACTTTGTGTTGTTATAATTTTATCTACTGTCGGAACAACTTTACCGTCAACAACTAATTTTAAATCGTTTTTTACAAAATCAAGAACCCCCCTATCTAAATCAGCATGTAAAACACTTTTTGGTAGATATGTACCGTTATCGGTAATATCATCCAACATTTGTTGTCTTCTTTCATTACCAACTTTTGTCGGTGTTAGTGGTAAATATTTTTTTGTTTTTTTAGGTAACGCCATTTTTATAATCCATTAAATTCATCATTAGTTACAGGTGATGCGATTATTGTTCTGTAATATTTTTTATAACCACCGTATGTATGTTTCATATCTGAAGTAACCCTTCCGTCATTCACAACGGAATAATATCTAACTCTATCTTCAGTTTCATAATACGCTAAATAATCACCTAAAGATATATCAATAGCTAACTGGTCCAAATGTGATTGATATACACTAAATGTCATATTACCCGGTTCAATCTGTGATAATTTTGAAGAACCATAATCTGAATTCGCAGGAGCATCAATCTTAACTAACCCTTTAACTTCTACAGGTGCCAAAAATTGTATACCATCAGATAATGCTTCACCGTAAACGTCATCGTTATTTGTTCTTTGTCTATCAACTCTATACAAAACAACAGTAAAGTTCATATCACCTAACTGCCATTCCATACCCATTTCCATTTCCAAATTGAAGTCTTCTTCAGAAAAAAATTTGTTTAACCTTGTAATTGGTACTCTATTCTGTGTCATATAATATAAATACTTTGATTGATTTTTTTATATAATTTACTATTTTTATTTATAATATAATGGAAGAATTAATTTCAAAAACTCCCGAAACAAGGGCCCTTCAGTTGTTAGACGATTATGATGGGTCAAATAATTATATCTTATCGTTAAAACATAAGAAACAAAATAGTAAATCTTTTACACCAACAAGGTCACAAGCAGAATACATAATTAACTTTCACGGACGAACACCAAAAGTTGCCAAAAAATGGGTCAAGTTAGATTCATATTTTGGAAAAAAAATGATGGAAGATAAAATGTATACAAAAGAACCTTCAGAAATTTATGTTGAAAAGTTACTTGTAGAAAAAGATAAGTCGTACCACATTTGGGGTAAAATATTTAGTGGTGAGACGTTACACGATTTTTGGATTCCTAAATCTGCACTTATTAAAGACAACGAAGTTAAAAATGTTGTAATTGAATATTCTAAATATGATCACAGGGCTCCGATGGATCACCAAAAAGAGGCGATTGAAAAACTTGTTAGAAATAAAAAGTTTATTTTGGCTGACGATATGGGACTTGGAAAAACAACCTCAACAATTATTTCTGCATTAGAGACGGGGGCAAAAAAAATATTAATTGTTTGTCCCGCATCTTTAAAAATAAATTGGCAACGTGAAATTGAAAATTATTCAGATAGAACCGTTTATATTGCAGAAGGTAAAAAATTTTCAACTGAATCTGATTTTGTTATAATTAATTACTACATATTAAAAAACTTCCACGATCCAAAGAAGAAAGACGAATCGACAATTTTAAATGCAAAGTTTGATTTGGTAATTATGGACGAAGCACATATGATTTCAAATCCACAAGCACAAAGAACAAAAATAGTTAACGATTTATGTGATAAAGTTGAAAGGGTTTGGTTATTAACAGGAACCCCGATGACCTCAAGACCAATGAACTA